AAACTATATTTGTGATGTTGCATTAATGCAAAATTAGTTTGATAGAGATTCCCTAGGTTTTCATAACCAAAACTTAGACGAAAAAACTTTCTAGTCCTTCAACTGTAATTTTTTCTTCGTATCCACATTTGTTGCATTTAAAATCCACATCTTTTGAAATCTTTGGCATGTTTTCAAAAAAATGTTTAATTTTCTCTAAATCTTTTGATTGCATGCCTTCAATGAATTCAACCAACTCTTCTTCCGTTGCATCTTTAGCATAATAAATTTGTTCGCCGTCATAAATGTAATCTATACAATCAATTGTCATTTTAAAAACAATATCATTTTCATTTTGTCCATCATAATCTTTAATGGTATTGAAATTTGGATACTTCATAACTATGCCAAGTTTTTCAGTAATTTCAATTTTTGTTTCTTGTTTTTTACTACTCTCTGGTTTAATGTCTAAAACATTTAAATCAATCTGTACAACATTCGCACACTTGTGAGTTTCCACATCTTCTTCGTTTTTGATATCATTATTACATTTATAACTTAAATTAATAATCTCACTTACCGACCTTGCACGAATATTTAAAAACAAATATTCAATATCAAATATAGGTAACTTATCAACATCAATATCTGAAATAATACAATTATTCAGAACCTGCTTTGTTGTATCAATAATTGTTTTAAACTCTTGACTTTCGCTAGCCATTAAAAACAATTTTTCTTCTTTGACCGTAAATGGTCTAAACTTAACTTCTTTGCCGCTTGATATTAAATTAATACTAAAAACAGGCACATCAATTTTTGGTAACATACTTTATCTCCATCAAATTAAAATATTCTATTAAAAACATTCCCTATACTATTATTCACCTGTTGTCCGGCTTTATCAAATATTCTAGCACCCTTGGCACCAAAATAATCGGTTGCAGCTGCAACAAGGTCATAACTTCCTTCATAAATCACATTGTATTTTTGATAAGCAAATTGAACTGCTAATCTATGAAAATTATCTTCTGACCAATTTAATGCTTGTGATGCAATTCCAATTGGAAAAGCGTCAACCAATTCAACAGCAAAAATTCGTTTAATAAAATCATCATATTGGATAATTTTTATATTAGTTAAATATCTAGTTCCGTTTGGGCCCAATTTTCCTTTTGGAAATCTTAAATTATTTGTGTCGGTTGGCATAATAGCTTCCATCCATCTTTCAAACAATTTTCTCTCATAAAACTCATTCGTACAAAGAAATGTTAAAGTGGTATCACCGTATTGTGTTTGATATGGAACTTTAAATCCTGGTCCATAAACTCTAGCATCTTGTGTCAATATTGTTTTGCCAGGAAGTTCAGCTGATTCACATTGAAGTGCAAGATATCGGCTGATTGAAGCATTTGATGTTTTTGATTGTTCGTTTTGCGGACCATTTCTACCTAAAGCTTTATTTGCAAGAGCAGCAGCATCAGCAAGTATTGTATTAGGCAAATCTAATAATTTTTCAAAAATTGATTGTGAAACAAATTCACTTATATATTTTGGTATTGGAAGAATAACTTCAAATCTAGCCGGTCTAGCTAATCCATCTTTTGCTTTGATATTAGATAAAAATAATTGTGGAGAAAAAGTCATTAAGTTTTATTCCTAGAGTCGTTGTATACTTTATTTGCAGATGCGCCTCTAAAGTCTTGGAATGGTAATAGTGCTGCAATATCCCATTCGTCTGCCGTTATTTCAAGAAATCTACTATCAACATGTTTAAAGAGATATTTTTTAATGCAAGGTTTTGCCTTGAAGGCTGCACCCACAGATTGCAATTTTCTCCATGTTAACCGAAGTCTTGTTGTCTCATCATAATTTGAATTTGATGCATATTCACTTAATGCATCTAAAAGATTGATGCGTTGCTTTGGGCTTATGTAATGCAAATTCAACCCTAAAAAACCATCTTGGTATCGTTCTATTGGTATAACCAATGGGAACCTATCGTAATATGGCAACTCATCTTTCAATTTGGGGTCATAAAAATAGAAATACATACGACCAATCATTGTACTATTTTTAAGTCGTTCCTTGTCGCTTAGGAGTGTTTGGCGTGTAGGTTTCAAGTCTTGTATCTTAGACCTAAGCCAATCTCTTGCGGCAGTAGTTCTCGGTTGATATCCCGATTTACCTAATTGTTCTTTGATTCTCTCTATTAAATATGCCATTGTTTATTTATATCACTAATTTTCATTCCATAATTACCTAAAAAATAATGGATTTTCTTATAAGTATCGGTGTCCGCTTTCAATTAAATACCTAATTCCTTCTCCGTCATAATCATAAATTTCCAACCATGTTCTTGGCAGAAGATGTCAGCTGCTTTCCACTTCTCTTGGTTGACCAGATAAGTCGCAGCTTCACGCAAATACTTCTTGGTCTTATTCTTCTGAACCGGCATCTTAGTTTGGTTAAATGGTTTAACTTCAATAATATAAGTCATTACAGACCCGTCTTTTTGTTTCATTTTGGCAATAAAGTCTGGAAAATAACGATGCATTTTGCTGTCCAACGGTGACTTGTAAGGTATGTGTATTTCTTCAGAAGCCCACCATATCACGCTTGGATGTTCATCCAACCATTTCATAACCCTCACTTCCCATGTAGAACGATATATGATGTTGTTGGCATCACCATTGTATTTCTTTGGATTGTTAGGTTTAAATCTTCCTTTGTATGTTTTGTTACCGAATGTCATATAAATATCTAGCAATCTTTCATAGGAATTTCAATGGCACTTTTTAATCTTTTAGGCGGTGGTATCACTTTTGGTACACAATCTCGTTCTGGAACCCTCTTAAGCGCTTTAACTTCATCACAGTACGAATCTAGTACATTTAGATATCCAATTGATTTAGGTGCAGCTGATAAGGGTCATTATATACTTATAAACATTAATGAACAGATTAACACATCATTTCCAGGAACTCAAGTCAGAGGAGATGCTCCTACAGTTTTTGGAAATAAAGCAACATTAGCAGGTGCATTTGGTGAGTATACAACCGCAGGAACTTTAGCTAACTCTGCTAAACTATTATCAAAAGCTGCTAGTATTATAGGAGACAATGTTCCATTAGTTAAAAAAATTTACGATGATGTTAACAACGCTACTGGAGTTGGAGATGTTGTTGGTGGTTTTCTTGGCCAAGCTAAAAGTAACATTGGTGTAAGAACTATTCGTAGAATATCAGATACGATTGCGCTTTATATGCCTAATAATCTAACCTTCTCTGATAATCAAGGTTATAATAGTGTAACACCTGGAGGCAGTACAGCTCAAGCTGTATTATCTGGATTAAATTCAATTACAGATTCATATAAAAATAGTGGAAATACAGTAGATGCAAAACAACTTCTTAAAAGTGTTGCACCTTTTCTTTTTAGTAGTGTTTTGAATTCTGCTGGTCCAACTGGCCAAATTCTATTTACTGCTGGTAGTGGAGGTTTGGTTCAAAATCCAATGTTAGAAATATTGTATTCTTCTCCATCTTTCCGTACATTCCAATTTGATTTTGCTATGTTTCCAAGAGATGAACAAGAAGCTGAAATCGTATTAAAAATTATTGATGTATTAAGATTTCATCAAGCGCCAGAGCTAGTTTCAAATAGTGGAGGTTATTTTTTATATCCTCCTTCTGAATTTGATATTGGTTTTTATTATAATGGACAAGTTAATCCAAATATACCAAGAATATCAACTTGTGTTTTGGAAAGTATACAAACAAATTATGCACCTGGCGGTTTTGCTGCATATGAAGTTCCAGGTCTCACAAAACCTGAAAGAGGTAAAACGGGTATGCCTGTTGGTATCAATTTGAGTTTATCATTCAAAGAGACAGAATATATAGTTAAAGGTAGTCCACTATTAAATAATTTACGCACCAATACTGGAAAAAGGCCTACTGTCACCGCAAATGGAGCAGCTAATCCTAAATTACCAGATTTTGATTTTGGACCAGGAGGATATTAATGGCAAAATATTTTAATAATTTTCCCAAAGAATATTACACTTTAGAAGATAAACCAAATGGTCTTGATATTGTTACTAATATCATATCAAGATTTTCTCTTGAGCAAGCTTTCAAAGAAAACACATCAATTTATGAAAAATATAATGTTCAAGATAGTGATACACCAGAAATTATAGCCGCTAAAATATATGATTCTCCAGAGCGTCATTGGATTGTTTTGGCAATGAATGATGTTGTTGACGCACAATGGGATTGGCCTTTAGATTATAGAACATTGATATCATTTATTGATGATAAGTATACAGCTAATGCAAATGTAGCAGCTGGTCAAACTGGATTAGTTTGGGCTCAACAAAACACACAATCTTATTATTCGGTTGAAAAAAGAACAACAGTAAAGAATGGTGAATATTTGGAGAAAAAAGTTCAAGTTGATGCTAATACATATGCAAATGTTTCAGTCACATCAAGTAATGTGACATTGAGTGATGGCAATCAAATTACAATTTCCGTTACAAAAGAGAATAAAACATATTATGATTATGAACTGGCAGAGAATGAAAATAAAAGGCAAATTAAAATTTTGAAACCTGAATTTGCATATGCACTTGAGCAAGAATTAAAAAATGTTTTTAACCCATGAGTTTAAATTTATCTCAATCAACACAATTTAAGATAAAAGATTTAACCCTAATTACAAAATTGGGTAATGTAAATATTGCCGGTGTATATCAAGAAATAAACATTTATGATAGTATGTTTATGCCATGTATTCGTGGTGAAATTCTTATTCAAGATGCTATTGGATTGTCATCTAAATTATTGTTAGATGGTAGTGAATACTTGTCAATGGAAATTTTAAAAGATGAAGAATCTGGTCCTACCACATTCAAAAAAACTTTTAGAATTTATAAACAAAGCAATAGAGAAAATATAAATCAAAACTCTGAAATTTATATTTTACATTTTGCATCAGAAGAAATGATTTTTTCTGAACAAAAAAAAGTCAACCAATCATTTAATGGAACTTATACTGATATTGTAAATGTTGTTTTGAAAAAATATCTTGGTGTTACTTCTAAAAAGTTAGGATTAATTGAAGCTTCAAAAGGTTTGCATACAGTAATTATTCCAAATTTATCACCATTTGATACAATGGATTGGTTAAGTAAAAGAGCTGTAGATACAGATTCTTTACCAAATTTTTTATTTTTTGAAAACAAGTATGGTTATAATTTTGTTTCTTTGACAAAGTTAATACAACAAGAACCTATAATTAATATTAATTTTGAACCAAAAAACCTTTCAGTTTCTGGTGGCCAAGAATTTTATGGTGCTCGTGAAGCTAAAATTATTAATTCAACAAATTATATTGAGAGTATTAAAAATGGAGTTTATTCTGGTAAATTTATTGGTATAGACACATTAACAAGGCAAGTTGAAATTAATAAAATAGATTTCACTCAAACATATAATAAAACAAAAGTGCATTTGAACAAATATCCAAATTTTACAGCCGCATCAAATCGTGATGGAAAAGATGCTGCACATATGTTTGATTCTAAAGTTTCATTATATGCTTTTGCCACAACTCGTAAAGATACAAGTTGGGTTAAACAAAATGATGCACAAACAGGAACAAATATTGATGATACTCATGCGTATGTGTTTCAAAGAGCACCAATACTTGCAAATTTATTACAAACAACAATTCATTTAAATGTTCCAGGTAATTTTGGTATAACTTCTGGTGCTATAATTAATTTAAAAATGCCTATCAAATCAGGAAAAACAGAAGTCGGTGAAGGTTTGGATCAAACTTTAACTGGCAAATACATAGTTACTGCAACAAGACATGTTATTAAAGGTGATATGCATGAAACTGTTATTGAAGTAGCTACAGATTCAACAAATAAACCATTAGTTAGACAACAAACTACTAAAATGACGGAAGCATTAAAATCGTAATGAATACAAATTTTGTTGGATTAAATGGTTTTATATGGTGGGTTGGTGTTATAGAAAACCGAGTTGACCCATTAAGGGTTGGTCGTTGTCAAGTCCGTATATTTGGATGGCATAATGAGAATCCAACTATTTTACCAACAAAAGATTTACCTTGGGCGCAAGCTATGATACCACTTAATAATTCTAAACATATCTCACCTCCAGCTTCTGGAGAATGGGTTCTTGGATTTTTTATGGATGGTGAACAAGCTCAAATGCCTATAATGATGGGTGTATTACCCGGAATAAAAGCTTAGGAGAAAATATAATGGCAACTACATCAACACAAGCATCAGTAAGGGCAGCGGATAATGCTATTGAGGCACAAACAAAAGCACAAATTCAAACACAAATCTCTCGTTTAGAAGACAGACTAAGAATTGCTCGTAACGGTTTAGTAAGTCTAAATCCAAACCTACAAGCTAATCAGGTTATCATAGCCAGATATAAAAATGAAGTTGCAACTATTCCCGGTCAAATTTCTGCGTTGAAAGCTCAACTGACACCGGTATCAAAACCAGCAGCTAGAAAATCTGGAATAGTTGCTCAAACTAATGTTAGAGCTGGAATTATTGTTGAAACTAACCCACCAACAAGTGTTAATACTCCTGAAACTGGTCAACCATCAACACCAGCAACTGAAAATTATTGTAAAGCAATTGATTATACAAATGCTAAAAGAAGTCATGTTTGTGATTTTATATTAGAAATGAAGAAAGATATAAATTTATCAAAATATACAAAAGCTATCGCTAATACAATCAGAGAAGCTGTTCGTAAACTATTGGCATTGTTAGGAGCAACCGACTCATCTGGAGTAACAACATTTCTTATTAATACTTTAAAAAATATTGCAAGAGAATTAAAAGATTTTAATAAGTATATTCTTAAACCAATTACAGAATTTGCAAAAGAAGTTATAGCTTACATAGCAACTCTTCGTTCAATAATCGCATGGATTTTAAGTCTGCCTGCAAAATTGGCACAATTACTTTCAGATTGTTTAGTGAGATTAAGAAAATTAATTGCTAGTGTTTTTACTAGTATTGTAACATCGGCTGCAGCAGTTGGTAGTGGTGCTGATCCAAATGCAATTGATGCAGGATTGACTGGATCAGATAGTGCTGGTTTTGCAGATGTTATAGCTGCTGCTAAAGATGCAACCACGGCTGTGAATGAAACATTATCAGCTGTACAAGAAACAACTACAGCTGTTGCTGGTGTAGCAATTACAGCTGTAGCTTTGTTTTCACCACCAACAGCAGAAGAAGCTAACTCAGCAACTTCACAAGCTTTAGATGCAATGTTAGCACAAAATCTTTCTGCTGCAGCTGCAGCTGTTACTGAACCATTTACTAGACCTGCGAACCCAATATAATATGTCATCATCTTCCCCATTAAATGTACCTAATGTTGCTGGAGATTCAGGTTGGACAGAACCTGAATCGTGTGTAAACGAAACAAATCAACCAGTATATCCATACTATGATGTAAAAATGACCGATGGCGGCCATCTATTCGCAATGGATGATACACCTACCCGTGAAAATATCCGTTTACAACATGGCAAAAGTTATACTTTTATTGAGATGCATCCTAATGGCGACCAAGTACATAAAGTGTTCGGTGATGATTATGAAATTACAATCAAAAATAAAAATGTTTTGATTCAAGGCCGATGTAGTGTAACTGTCATGGGTGATTGTAACATGGAAGTTAAAGGTGATTATAATTTGGATGTCAAAGGAAATTATAATCTTAAAGTTGGTGGAAAAATTAATGCTCGTTCTACTGATGATTTAACTCTTCTAAGTCAAGCCGATATTGCAATTCAATCTGGTGAAGATTTTAATTCTATTTCTTTAGCTGCAAGTGATGTAGTACAAGTAAGGTCTGATTTGAATGTTGCTGGAGCAATCCAAGGCGACATAATTACTTCTAAGACTAGAGTTGATGCGGGAACAGGTGTTAGTGCTGGTCCTTTAGGATTCGTTTCATTAACCGGCGGATTGGCAGTTGGTTTTCCTACTGCTTCATTTGGTGATGTTAGAGCTCTTAAATCTGGAACATTTGGTTTTAGTGTTACAACGGCTTCATTAACATCTTTGTTTAGTACAACGATTATTGGTGGCTCCATATGGGAATCGGATGTAGTTAATTATATTTTAAGATTAACACATGCACCAAAAGGCACTACAGAAATTGCGGCAGGTTAATATACTATGAAAAGGAAATAAAATGGCAAGTGTTTATGGAAGATTGGGTTTTGATTTTGACTCCAACAATACAACAGTTTTTACATTATCTGATGAAGCAATAGCTCATCTAAATTCATCACCAAGTTTTTTACCAAAAGAATGGCAAGTAACTGACCTTTCAGCTAATAATACTGGTGGGTACTATCAAAATCCAACTGCAAATGTGTATACATCATTATATGCAAATACAAATTTAATTTTTCAAACAGCGAATACTGTATTCACAGCAAACACATTTCCTTTAGCCTTTAGAGGTGAAGGTGCAAACTTAGCAAATACGGCTAATAACTTTTTAATAACTTTAAACCAGTTCAAATCTCATACTGATAATATTTCTGGTGTAAACGCACTTGCGGATGCCGGTACCTCTGCCAGAGATTTTCCATATCGTGAAAGTGCTTTGGGTTTTGGTAAATTTCTAATATATTTAACTTATCAAACTGATGGTATAACAAATGCCTCTGCATCATTGGGTAGTTTAACCAGTTTGTTTGTTACTGACCAATTGAACGCCAACAACACCATCATTTATACTGACAGAATTAGTTTAAATAGTTCTTTGAATGTTACAAATGTATCAAATTTGACTGGTTCTCAGATAAACACTATTATCACACACATTCAAACTGCTAACACTTTGATTGATATTAGAAGAAACCATGATATAACTTTTTTTAGAAATAGCGCTCAAGTGGTTCAAGATTTTGGTAAAGTGTCTCAATTCTCAAATATGGGGCCTATTGATACGCAATTAGCTAATAATTATATTGGTTCGGACAAACTTGTCTCTCGGCTTAACTCATAAATAAGATATGGCTACAGTTACCACAGATATTGTTAGAGATTTTAAAGACTTGGATTTGAATTTTAATATTCATCCAGTTCGGAAAGACATTAGTAAGTCCATCGGTCCGATGGCTGTTGTCAACTCCATAAAGAATCTTATACTTACAAACCACTACGAAAGACCATTTCAACCAGATATTGGTTCAAATGTTCGCAGATTGTTATTTGAAAATCTTGATAATATCACAGCAACCACCATAAAAGATGAGATAGAGCGGACTATCGTAAATTATGAGCCTAGGGCAACAGTTAAAACTATAAATGTAACCGCTGACTATGACAATAATGGGTTTAAAGTTTACTTGGAGTTTTTCATTGTAAACCAAACTGCACCCATAGTAATTAATTTTCTCCTTGAACGGATACGATAAATGGCAACAAACGCTCGTTTACAAATTACAGACCTTGATTTTGATACAATCAAGACCAATCTAAAATCATATCTACAACAACAAACTGAGTTCACAGACTACAATTTTGAAGGTTCTGGACTTAGTGTTTTGTTGGATATTTTAGCTTACAATACTCACTATAATGCCTACTATCTTAACATGGTTGCCAATGAGGCATTTTTGGATACAGCATTGTTGCGTGATTCAGTTGTGTCTCATGCAAAAACATTAAGTTATATTCCATATTCTTACTCTGCTCCAAAAGCTATTGTGAATATTACTGTGACTACTTTGAATAATACACCGGCAACTTTAACTGTAGCTAAAGGCACCACATTCAGTTCAAATTTAATTGATAACATTTCATATAATTTTGTATCACTTCAAGATGTAACCGTAACTAAATCTGGTACTAGTTTTTTTCTTGATAACTTTGAATTGTATGAAGGTAAATTGGTAAGTTATAATTTCAATTATAATAAAAATTCAAATCCAAAATCCATCTTTGTTTTGCCAGATACTAATATTGATACAAATACAATATATGTTACTGTATCAGACACAACAGGTAATACAGCAACGCAAGTTTACAATCAAGTAACAGAAATTTTAGATGTAGATTCAACTTCATTGGTGTATTTTTTACAAGAATCTAAAAATGGCAACTATGAAATTTATTTTGGTAATGGAGTAATTGGTACAGCTTTAACAGATGGAGCTTTAGTGAATGTCAACTATCTTACAACAAGCGGCACAGCTGCAAACGGTGTTGATGGATTTGTTGCAGATACTACACTTGGTGGTTACACAGACATTGCAATTGAAGTTTTAGATATTGCAAGTGGTGGAGCAATCCGTGAATCGGTAGATTCTATTAAATATTCAGCTGCAGCACAATATGCAAATCAAAACAGATTGGTAACAGTCAAAGATTATGAATCGTATATTAAATCAAAATACCCAAGCGTAGATTCTTTGTCCGTTTGGGGTGGTGAAAATGAATCACCACCAGTTTATGGTAAAGTTTATATTGCATTAAAACCAAAAACAAATTATTTTATTTCTGAATTAGAAAAAGCTAGAATTATTTCCGAAATTATTGGACCAAAATCTATTGTATCTGTTCAAGCCGAAATTCGTGATCCAGAATATTTGTATTTGTTAATTGAATCTTCAGTTCAATATGATCCAAGAAAAACTGTATCTACAGAAGGTGCAATTAAAACTGCTATTAGAAATGCAATCATATCTTATCAAACTACAAATTTAAATAACTTTGGTGCAAGTTTTGTTCTATCTAAATTACAAGATAGTATAGACCAAACAGATTTGAATTCTGTTATTGGTTCAGAAACAACTGTTCGTGTGCAACGCAGATTTGTACCACAATTAAATACCTCTGCAAGTTATACTATTAATTTTAATGTGCCATTACATCGTGGTACAATTACTAATAAATTAACTTCATCTGAATTTACTATTACTGATACAACTGGTACAATAAGAACAGCACAATTTGATGAAACTCCACAATCATATACCGGTATTTCTGAAATACAAGTAGTGAATCCTGGTTCAGGTTATACAACTGCTCCAACAGTTACAATTAATGGTGACGGTTCAAATGCTACAGCCGAAGCAACTATTGTTAATGGTCGTATTCAAAAGATTACAATTACAAATCGTGGAATTGAATACACTAGGGCAACAGTAACGATTTCTGGTGGTGATGGTTATGGTGCTGAAGCTCTTGCCGTAATTGATGCAAAGGTTGGTACTTTAAGAACTATCTATTATGACTCATTGGCTCAAAGACAAATTATTAATGCTGATGCTGGTAAAATATATTATGATACTGGAATTGTTGTAATTAATGATATAAAATTTTTAACTATTAATTCAACAGATGAATTAATTCGTATGACAATTGAAGCAGAAAAAGGCATCATTGAATCTAATAGAAATACTATTATTACTATTGATACTACTGACCCAGCAGCGATTGTTACCACATTAACAACAAATAACAAACAATAATGTCGGAACAAAAAGTTTCATTACTGATTAATCGTCAGGTACCTGAATTTGTTCGGGACGAATATCCTACGTTTATTCGCTTTCTAGAAGCTTACTATGAGTTTTTGGAAAATAAACAAACGGGTAAAAATAATGATTTAAATGTTAAATCAAAAGACCTTCGTTATCTTTCAGATGTTGATTATTCAATAGGCCAATTTGAAGATAACTTCTTCAACACATTTGCTGACCTTTTACCAAAAGATGTTCAAGTAGATAAGGCGTTTTTAATTAAACAACTTTTGCCTTTTTATTTGGCCAAAGGTAATGAACAATCTTTTAAACTTCTTTTTAGATTGTTGTTTGATGAAGAAGTGGAAATTGTTCAACCAAAATCAAATATTCTTCGTGCTTCAGATGGAAAATGGGTAGTTGAAAATGCCTTTCGTATCACACAAGGTGTTTACAGTTCATATACTGCAAACGGTAATACATCTTCAACTGCAACAGAATCTGGCAATACCATATTTAAAATGGCACAAGTTGCCTCTTCAAGTGAGATAGGAGTTTATGTAAACGGGGTTTTACAAACTTCTGGTTATAATGTTCGCCGTGAATCAAAAAAGGTTGTTTTTAATACTGCACCTTCAGCTAATTCTCAAGTAAAAATATTATATAATGATTTTGATTATGCACTATTAGAAAATAGAAAGTTAACTGGAACAACATCTGGTGCAACCGCTATCGTTGAAAGAGTTGGCCAAAAAACATTAAGTACCGGTTCTGCATTTGAATTATATGTTAATGATAAAACTTTAGTTGGATCTTTTGAGAACGGTGAAAATGCGACACTCAATATCATTGGTGATAATGATGAACTAATAAACATTGAAGTTAATGGGTTATCAACTCTTGCTGTAATTAATGTTATCAACGGTGGTGCAAGTTATAATATTGGTGATCCAGTTGTAATTTCTGGTGGTGGTGCAACAACTAGTGCTGAAGCGATTGTTTCTGATGTGTTTTCTGGATACATTAATAAAGTTTTAATTGCCGCTGGCGGTGCAGGTTTTAAAACTGGTTCAAATGTTAATCTTGTTGGGGCTACTGCTAATGCATCTTTAGTTCTTGCGATTGATGGTGTTGATACTTCTGGTGCAAATAGCGCAAACTCATTTGTTGTAGACACTTCAAGAATTGCCAATTATTCTTCTCTATTAATTAGTGCTGCTGATTATGGTTTTCCAAACACAGCAATATCTGAAAATGTTAATTCACGAATAATAGATGCATTGGCTTTTTCAAGTATCACAAGTATTGGACCAATTACAAATGTGGCAGTTTTGTTTGCAAATGCTATTTTTGCTTATGTTCCAACATTAGATGCTGATTCAGCACCTTTTATCAATGGTGCTTCAGAAGAACAACATGTTTTATATACAAAATCTTTAGGCAGAATTACAATTAATACTGCTGGTGATAATTATAAAATTGGTGATGAATTGGTTTTTACTAATTCAGGTAATATGAATTTTGGTTTTGGTGCTGCAGCAGCTGTATTAAATGTTTCAGCAACTGGTGCAATAACTAATGTTGCATTACAACCACCAAGAATTACTGGTACAGCAAATGCGTTTGGTACAACTAATGTAACTGTTATTGGTACTGGAACATATTTTCTAGATGAATTGCGTGTTGGTGACCGTATTATTATAAACAATGAATCCAGATATATCAATACAATTACTTCTAATACATCACTTACAGTAAATGCAAACTTCAATTCTGCAACAACTGGCCTTCCTAAAAAGATTGGACTACATGGTCTATTGCCTGTTGGTGGAATAAATTATGATAAAACAAAATTACCATCAATTACAGTATCTTCTATTGCTGGTGCAAATGCAAATTTATCTGTTACTTGCTTAATGGGTGATGGAGAAGATTTAACTGCATCAGCAGACCAAAACCCTGGAGCTGTTTTAGCTATTAGAATTATAAATCCTGGTGCAGGATATCAATCACCACCAACAATTGATTTAACAAACAAAGGTAGTGGAACTGCAACTGCTAATTCAGTAATTGAACCATCTTATGTTTCTTTTCCTGGCAATTGGAAAACATCTGATGGCATATTATCTTCAGCTGAAAGGGTTATGCAAGGTAGAAACTATTACATAGATTATGCATATGTTTTGTCATCTAAAGTTGAGTTCTCTAAATTTAAAGAATTGTTTAAGAATCTAATTCACCCAGCTGGATTTAAACAATACGCAGACTTTAGAATTGATAAAATTGTTGCAGCAAATAACATATCAATTAACAGTTATTCAAGTAATGTTATTTCTGGAACAGTAAATGTTAACAGTAGCATATATGTAACAGGTACAAATACACTATTCAATATTGCAAATACTAATAATGTTATTACAATTGGAACACAGATTGCGGTTAATTCTGAAATTAGATATATTAATGCTATTTACAGCAATGGAACAATGACGGTCAACTCAGCATTTACAATCACTTCAAACGGCGAAACTCTCGTAATTGTTACATAAATAAAAGAATTACTATGGCGACAACATACACATCAAAAAAACTCTCGTTTAATAACGCAGAACAATTCAAAGAATCTTTTGCCGAACCTCAGCCAACTGTTGGCTTTTTGTTCATTGGCAACCATGTTCCTTATGCAAACGAATCATCACCAAACTCAATTGTGGATAGCACATTTGATGAAAAATCTGTGTGGGACAATATGTTTGCGGCCAAAAAAATTACAGGTAACGATGTTGAATTAGTATTACCTCGTATAAATTGGGTTACAAATAAACGATATAAACAGTTTGATGATAAGATATCAACTGATACATTATTAACTGCTGATAGTGGTGCTGGTGGCAATAGTCAACCAATGTATGTTTTGACTACTTCTAGGAATGTGTATAAGTGTTTGTCTAATAATGCCAATGTACTTTCAACAGTAGAACCAACTGGCGATTTTAATACTGCAAACGGAACAATTTTTACTGCTGATGGATATGTTTGGAAATATCTTTATAATATTAAACCATCTAATAAATTTTTAACAACTGCATGGATACCAGCACCAATATCCACTTCAAAATTAGATTATAATGTTAGTTCAACCAGTACAATAGACGGTGAAATAACTACTATTTTTATTACAAATGGTGGTTCTGGATACGCTGAGCCAACAATAAACGCTACCGCATTTATTAATGGAGTTTCAACTATAACTTTGGCAAATACAACTAATGTTGCAGCCAATATGACTGTTAGTGGAACTGGTATTGCAACCGGAACTAAAGTTGTAACTTCTAACACAGTATCAAGTGTTATTACTATTTCTACTCCAACTACCGCAAACGGTGGTGGAACATTAGCAAACGCATTAACTTTCAGTACAACTGTTACTATTTCTGGCGATGGTGTTGGTGCTGTTGCTAGTGCAAACATTTCAAATAGTGCAATCTCCAAAATTACAATTAATGTAACTGGTACAGGCTATTCTTATGCCAATGCAACAATCTATGGTTCTGGTACCAATGCAACCGCAAGAGTTATATTACCTCCAAAATTTGGCCACGGATTCAACTCAGCTAAAGAATTGGATGCTACAAATGTTATGGTTGCTGAGAGGATAGGTTCAGTAGATTCAACTGAAAATGGATTAATTTCAACCTCAACCTCAATAAGACAGTATGGTTTACTGAGAGACCCGTATAAATATGGTGCTAATTCGGCAGTATCCACCTCTAATGCAAATACCGTTATATCACAAACTGTCAATTTGACTTTGGTTGCTGGTAATCCATTTAACACAGATGAGTTTGTTTATCAAGGTAGTGCCGCAAATAACGCATATTTTTATGGTTTTGTTAATTCACAATCATCAAATGAGGTTCGCCTAACTAAGGTTGTAGGTGATGTTGCGGTTGGCGGATCATTAATTGGTGCTGCATCAGGTGTCAATAGAACCGTTGTTAAGAGATATGATCCAGAGTTTGAACCCTATACAGGTGATATAGAATATGTTGAAAATGTTACAAAGATTCAAAGAGCAGATGGGCAAGCAGAAAATGTCAAGTTTGTTATCAGATTTTAAGGAAATTATTTAATGTCGTTAAATACTAATTTTAATGTCAATCCGTATTATGACGATTTTGACGAAGATAAAAAGTTTCTTCGGCTGTTGTTCAAACCAGGCTATGCAGTTCAAGCTCGTGAATTAACACAGTTACAAACCCTATTACAAAACCAAACCAGTCGTTTTGGTAATCATGTTTTCAAAAATGGTTCTATTGTAACTGGTGGTCAAACATTCTTACAGGATGCTACATATCTTAAAATAGATACCGATTATTCTGGAACGGCTGTATCTGTAACCAATTTTAATGGTAAAACAATTACAAATTCAACAGGTACAAAGCGTGGTGAAGTTGTTATTGTTTATGATGCTAATGCTGGCACAGGTGATCCAAAAACAATTTTAATTAAACAATTATATGGTGCTGCATTTGTTGCTGGTGATACAATTCAAACTTCTGAAACTTCGCCAGTATTTGCAAATGTTTCAACATCTGGTGTTGGTACAGGTCAAGTATTCTCTGCAAATGAAGGTGTTTATTTTTATGATGGTTTTTTTATTAAAACCGACCCACAAACTATTGCAACATCAAAATATAGTAATACAACAGCCAATGTTCGTATTGGTTTTGAAGTAACTGAATCCGTTGTTGTTTCATCACAAGATACTTCTTTGCTTGACCCAGCACAAGATGCTTCAAATTACCAAGCTCCTGGTTCGGATCGTTATAAGGTAGAACTTGTTCTTGCTACACGCTCATTAACTTCAACCGATGATACACAATTTATTGAAATTGCTCGTGTTGAAAATGGTTACTTAGTTTACTCAGTTCAATACCCACTATATGCGGTATTAGAAGAAACCCTTGCTCGTAGAACATATGACGAATCTGGTAATTATACAGTTCGGCCATTTAAAATTGCGTTAGATACAAGTGCAGCTAATACCGCAAAAGCAAATGTTGTTTTGTCACCTGGAAAAGCATATGTCTATGGTTATGAATTTGAAACTATTGGACCAACAACAATTACATTTGACAAACCAAGATTGGGTGATTCGGTAACTGCAAAGAAAGTTTCTGCTGACTATGGTTATTTTGTTTATGCAAATAACAATTATGGAACATTTCCAATCAATAGTTTGCAAACAGTAGATTTACATTGTGTAGCTAATAGTTTAATTAATACTTCTACAACAGCAACTATTACTAATACAAAAATTGGTACAGCAAGAGTTAAATCGGTAGAGTTTGATGGTGCAGCAAACACTTCAAATGCACAATCGTTTGTATATCGCACATATTTGTTTGATGTAAATATTGGTTCACTTACAGGTAATGTTTTAACTTCTAACTCCACATCTATCACAATTGGTAATATTGGTAGTGGTCAATACTATTCAACAGTAAATAACGCATACACCGGTGCTAAAGTTCGTATATCTGCTGGACCAGGTTCTGGCGAAGCACCAAAATTTATTACAAATTATAATGGTGCAACTGGAGTAATAACACTCTCTTCACCATTTTCTGCAACACCAAACACAACTTCAATATGGTCAATTGATTTTGAATTTAATGATGTTGATTCTTTGGCTACATTCAATTCAACAACTAAAATTAATGGTGCAGATATTGATATTGGTTCAAGAGATTATTCATCAACATATGAAGACGCTTACCTTGTTGATAAATCACTTGAACCATTAATATTTGGTTTAGGACAAAAATATGTTACAGCTGGTAGCATAGCAAATTATTATCATTCATATAAAAAACTTTATAAAGATTTGCAATTTACATCTGGAACATCAGCTCAAATGTCTGTTGATATAGGACCAGAAGTTCTTTCACCAGCAAGTAGTTCATCAACTGAAATTCAAAAATATCAAATTGTTGTAACTGCTGTTGGAGGATCATCTTATAAAGTTGGTGATATTATTCCTCCTAATTTATTTACTGTTGATGATGCCAATCGCCAGATTAGTGTTACTGGTGGTAGTAGTATGACAGCAAATGTGATTGCTACAATTGATGTTACTAACCCAACGGCAAAATCAAAAACTTTTGTTTCTGCTAATGCTACCGTTCAAACTTCAGGTGGAACAAGTATTTTTGCAAACAATGGCGTCATAACTTATTCAGCAAATGGCCAAGTTCATATTATGGCCAATACTGTGTATAAGACACCAGATACACTCCAATCTTTATTTGTTCCTGATGTAGTATCGGTACAAGTTTTAGATTTTAACAATACTGCAATTACTGTAGCTAATTCATCTTCTGCAATTGATGTTACTTCTAGATATAGCCTTGATACAGGTCAAAGAGATTCTTATTATGACCATTCATCAATCAAATTAAAACCAGGCGTAAGTGCGCCAACAGGACCATTAGTTGTAAAATATAATAGATATAGTACCACTACTGACTCTGGATTCTTTACAGTAGATTCATACCCATTCTATGCAAATATACCTGTGTATACATCAGCTACTACAGGCAATTCATATGAGTTGCGTGATAGTTTAGATTATAGACCTGTCCGTTCCATACCGACAACTGCGGCTACAGCAAACACCGTCAGCTTTGATGTTGCTTCAACCACGACTGGTCCTAAGATTCCACAGAATGGTTCCACAATCACTTTAAGCTATCAATATTATTTACCAAGAATTGATAAGGTAATATTGAACAAGAATAAATCTTTTGAAGTTCTTTCTGGAGTGCCTTCATTGACTCCTGTTGAACCAAAAGAAAAAGATGGGTCAATGACTCTTTATATTCTTCGTCATCCTGCCTATCTTGCCAATACTGCCGATACAAAAGTTGAATATACCGATAATCGCCGTTATACGATGCGAGATATTGGCACAATTTCTAAGCGTGTTGAAAACTTAGAATACTATACTGCACTATCTTTGTTAGAGCAATCTGCTGTTAATAAACAAGATTTAACTATTCTTGATAGCACAAATTTACCAAGATTTAAAAATGGTATTATTGTAGATTCTTTTAATGGTTCATCCGTTGCTGATGTTTCAAGAGATGAATTTGAAGCATCTATTGACCCACAAAACAAAGAGATGCGTCCAACTTTCAACATCTCTTCGCATTTGTTGACTTTTGATTCTGCAACTTCTACAAATTACATGAAATCTGGTCCGTTAATTACGGCTAATGGAACACATACAGCATTAATTGACCAATCAAAAGCATCTCGTTCAATTAATGTAAACCCATTCAATGTAATTAATTATTTGGGTAAAATTAATTTAGATCCACCTTCTGATATTTGGGTTGATACAAGTAAACAACCAGATGTTTTGGTTAATTTACAAGGTGATAAAGATGCATGGGCTATTATCGCACAAAACGCTTTTTCATATGAATGGAGTGATTGGTCAACATATTGGACCGGCACATCTACTAGTGGTGGTGAATATCGTGGTTGGTTAGGTACAACTGGTCATTATGACCTTGTTTATGGAACACAAACAACAACTACAACATCAAATCAAATTAGGACTGGTATTAAAACACAAGTTGTTCCATCCACTATAACACAATCACTTGGTGACCGTGTAATTGATGTTTCTATTATTCCTTATATGAGGAATAGAACTGTATTATTTACTGGTTCAGATTTCAAAGCTAATACAACATTATATCCATTTTTTGATAATACAACTGTTGAGAAATATGTTGCTCGTGCAAATAAAGTTACATTAGCTGCAAATAATTTACAATATAGAACACAATCTGGCAATCCTGAAACTGTAAATGTTTCTAATACAGCAACAAGCACAACTAATGGTACCGCATTTGTTGTTCGTACTTCTAATACTGAAGCATTTATAATTAGTGTAAACCCATCAACAGCATTTAATGGCGCTACGATGAATCTTGTTGGCCAATCAACTGGTACAACATATAAGATTAACGGATATGACCACTATTCTGGTATAGCATCTTCTGCTACGGCAAATACTATTGTCTTGGCTGTTGATGCATCTGCCGCAAATAATATTGGTTCTCTTGTTGGTCAACCAATCAGTATTGTTTCTGGTACTGGTGCTGGTCAACAAGCAACAATTTCTGCTTACACAACTGCTACAAGAAATGTGGCAATTACTGGAACATGGACAACAACACCATCTACCGATTCTGTATACTCAATTGGTCGTTTAACAACAACCAATGCTGGTGATATTGCTGGTGTCTTTAGTATTCCAGCAAGTCAGTTCCGTGTTGGTGAAAAGAATTTCCGATTAATTGATAATTCAACTGGAGATATTCCATCTTCTTCAACAAACGGTGATGCAACATTCTTTGCACAAGGTATTTTGCAACAGACTGAGAATACTATTATCTCAACAACTGTTCCAACTATTCAGCGTGCAGCTGCAACCGACACAAGAGTAATTACTTCAACCACATCTAAAGAAGTTGTTATTGGGTATTGGGATCCTTTAGCACAAACATTCCTTGTTTCTCCAGTAAATTATCCACAAGGTATTTTTCTGAGTAAAGCTCGCTTCTGTTTCAAATCAGCTGATAGTTCACAACCAATTACATTGCAAGTTAGACCTGCAACAAATGGTTACCCATCATCTTCAATAGTTTATCCATATTCAACAGTTACATTAACTCCAGATAAAGTTAAAACAACTTCATCTCCAAGTTTAGATGATGCAACAAAATATACTGAGTTTACATTTGATGCACCATTATATTTGCAACCTGGAGAACATTCGTTTGTTCTGTTATCCAATTCAAACAAATATGAAGTCTATATTGCTGAAATTGGTAAACTAGATTTGGTAAATCAAAGACAAATTTCTGAACAACCTTATGGTGGTTCATTGTTCTTGTCACAAAACGGTTCAACATGGACGGCTGACCAAAATTCTGATATGATGTTTAGATTGTTCCGTTATACATTTAGTACAACACCAATAACTGCTTTCTTTACTGTTAATTACCCAACATCAAATACTGTTTATGATTTGATGCATTTAATTACTTCTGATATTTCTTTGGCCAATACATCCATTGTTTACAACTTCAAATCTGAAAAATCAACTGGCGGTTTGACACCTGCTTTATCTGTAACACCATTTAAAGATTATGAAATGCTTGATGGTTATGGTCGCCGTGTTTTAAACCCAGCAACAGGAAACTCCACACTTAATGTGTCAGCAACTGTTGCAACAACTAATCCAGATGTTTCACCAATATTAGACACTTCTCGTTACGGCATTATTGCTGTTGAGAATATTATTAATAACTTGCCATTAAGCAATTCTGGCATAACTCTTTCAAGTGGTGGTACAGCTTACTCAACAAACGCAAATGCTACTGTAACAATTACTGGTGGTAATGGTTCAGGTGCAACCGCAGCTGCTGTTGTGACTAATAATGTTGTTACATCTGTATACTTGACAAATGTTGGTTCTGGATACACAACATCTCCAACTATTACATTGGTTGATGCAAACACAACACCAGGCACCGGTGCAACAATCACATATAACGGTGAAGATAAGAAATCTGGCGGTAATGGTTCTGTTCGTTATATTACTCGCCGTGTTACACTTGCTGACGGTTTTGATTCTGGTGATTTGCGTGTTTATCTAACTGCATATAAACCAACTGGTGCCGATATACTTGTATACTACAAGATTTTATCCACATCAGACGCTGACACATTTGATGATAAGAACTATCAATTGATGACACAGTTATCAAATTCTAACTTTGTGTCAGCAAATCAAGATGACTATCGTGAAATAGCTTATGCACCAGGAACAAACAATACTGCAAACAATGCTGTATCATATACATCGGCTTCAACCGGATATAATACATTCAGAACATTTGCAATCAAAATTGTTTTGACTGGAACATCTACAGTTGATGTACCAAAAGTTCGTGACTTCCGTGCAATCGCATTACCTGCTGGTGCTTAATCATGTATGCAAAAGTAATTGAACATGAAAATTTAATTCGGGATATGCATTCCAAAGCTGTTCTAAATACAGATAAAGAAGGTTTGCAAGATTATCTTCGTAAAAGGAATGTTGCCAAGAAGCAACAAGAAGAACAAATTGAAACAAAAAATCGTTTGACAAAAATAGAACAAGATATGTCAGAAATTAAAAATCTATTGCATACCCTAGTAAATTCAAGGCTCCAAGATGGCAATTAATCAATTAACAACTGCTAATACATTTCAACATTGGTTAACAGCTACTTCGGCTTTAATTTCAACCGCCAACACACTAACTGACGGCAACGGTGCGACATTTATTGCAAACACAAAACTTGATGTTTCTGGAACTGGTTCAACTTTAAATGTTAGAACTTCTTCTGGTATTAATCAGCTGTATGTGAATACTGGAAATCTTTTGGTCGCAAATGTGGAAAGTTTTATTGGAACGGCAAATACTGGAATTTACACTAGGATTACAGCTGCTGAGGATACTGCTTTAGCGTATTCTATCGCATTAGGTTAATATAAATAGTGAATCAATACTAAGGAATTTATTCAATGGCAAACAATTTTAAAAATTATTTTCTCAAAAACGCAACAACGACTGCTGCCAATGTCTATGTTGGCCCAGCTTCAACACAGGCTACGGTTATCGGTATGACAATTGGTAACACAACTGCATCTCCGATTACTTGTAATGTTACTGTTGTATCTTCTGGCACAACATATTTCATGCTACAAAATGCAATAATCTCTAATGGCGGTGCATTAGTACCAATTGGTGGTGACCAAAAATTGGTTATGGAAGCAGGAGACTTTATGCAAGTTCAAACATCAACAGTAAATTCAGCTGATGTAATCGTATCGGTTTTGGAGATATCATAATATGTCATACCTTGGCAACGAGCCTGGTGTAGGATCATTTATCGTTTCAACCGAAAGGTTCAACGGTACAGGTGCTTGCACACAGTTTACTATAACACAAACTGGAATTTCTGATGCTAATGCAATTGAAGTTATTGTAAGTAGTGTTCAGCAAGACCCAATAAATTCCTATTCTATTGCTAGTGGTGTAATTACATTTACCGAAGCGCCGCCTTCTGGTACTCAAAATATTATTGTTACCTATCGTGCAACAACTGTTATCACTTATAGTAATATTTTAAATTCTCAGATACCAGATGGAACAATTACTGCATCTAAACTAGCATCTGGTACATTACCTACTGCAACCGCAAATTCAGCAGCCATTTATGCTAATGCTGCTTTCATTCAAGCAAATACACCAAGTTACATTGCTAACTCAGCAGCTAGTTATGCAAACTCAGGTTTTGCTGGTGCAAATAGTGCAGCTTCATACGCTAATTCATCTTTCGCTTCAGCTAACTCAGCTGCAGCATATGCAAACGGTGCTTTCACGCAAGCAAACACGGATGTAACTAACATAAGTATTACTAGTGGTACATACGGAAATGCAGCTTATTATCCAATCATTACTGTTTCTGCAAATGGTCGTGTTAATACAGTATCAACACAAGTAGTGACGGGTGTGGATGCTCATCCGTTCTTCTTTACAGCAATGGGGTCATAATGCCAACAACATATAAAATTTTAGGTCAAACATTACCAACTGCTAACTTGTTGAGTAATGTGTATGTGGTACCAACATCAACATCTGCAATTGTTAGTACGATTACTATTTGTAATCAAAGTTCTGCTAATGCAAACGTAGATATTATGATTAGACCAATCAATGAAACATTAGCAAACAAACACTACTTGATAAAAGGTGTTACAATTCCTAGAGCAGACACAATGATTTTGTCACCAGGTGTTACACTTAATGCATCGGTTATTGTTGCAGTAAATAATGCTGTTGCTTCTGGTGAAACTGCTGCTAATGTATCGTTCAACGTATTTGGAGTAGAGTTAACATAATGCCTAATACCTATAAAATTCTTGGTCAAGTAAACCCATCGGCAAACACACAAAGTAATGTCTATGTGGTTCCTGCCGCAACATCAACAGTAATCAATTCAGTTCAAATTGCAAATCAATCAGCAACGAATTCATCATATAGTTTGATTGTAATGCCGTCTGCTAACTTTGCAAGTCCAGCTTCTAATTCAATGTATTATATTATTCGTGGTAGTACAATACCAGCATCAGATGCGGCAACACTTACTTTAAGTTTAACATTACCAGCAGGTGCAATATTAGCCGCAAATACAAACTCAGCAAGTATATCTTTTTCTGCGTTCGGTGTTGAAATCACTTAAATTTATTTGAGGTGATATGGCGATACTATTTCTAAAAACTTCTCCAATTGGTTCTTTTGTTAGACCTAGTGGATACACATATCCAACAGGTTTAACTTTTGGTCGTGCAGATAATTTTTTAGTAGACTATCTTGTAGTTGCTGGTGGAGGTGGCGGAGGCGGTGAAGTTAATACTGGCCATGGTAGTGGTGCTGGTGGTGGCGCTGGTGGTTTTCAAACAGGCACAGGATTTTCTATCATTCAAGGAACACCGTATTCTATCACAGTAGGTGGTGGCGGTCCAGGCGGTGCGGCTAGAACAACTCCTGGAGTTTCTGGATCAAATAGTGTTTTTTCTACAATAACTTCTATTGGTGGTGGTAAAGGCACTGGCGCTAATGATGGTGGAACAGGCGGTTCTGGTGGATCAGGCGGCGGCGGCGGAGGTGGTCAAAATACTGCTGGCGGATCTGGCACACCAGGTCAAGGAAATAATGGTGGTAGTTCTGGTGGTAACAGCACTCAAAACAACGCATCTGGCGGTGGCGGTGGTGGAGCAGGTTCTGTTGGTAGCGCTGGAAGTGGAAATACTGGTGGTAATGGCGGATCTGGTTCTTCATCACCATACTCAAGCACACCAGTAACATATTCTGGCGGTGGCGGCGGCGGAGCTGACAATAACGGACCAGGAGGTTCAGGTGGCACACCAGGTGGATCTGGAGTGGGTAGTGGAACTGCAGGTTCTGGTTCACCAAATACTGGTGGCGGTGGCGGTGGTGCTGGTTCAACTGGTGCCACTCCTGGAACAGGTGGTGGCGGAGGTTCAGGTGTTGTAATCATTCGTTATACAGGTTCACAAGCTGCAGCTGGTGGAAACTATTCTTCATCAGGTGGATATTCTATACATAGATTTACTGGTGATTCAACCTTTAGTGCTAATACAACTGGTTACTTTATAAATTAAAAATGTCAGCAATCAAATTCATAAAATCAAATAAAGTTGGCAAGTTAATTAGGCCAAGTGGATACATTTTTCCAACAGGATTGTCTAATACTGGAGATGCTGCTGATGGTCCAACTTCAGTAGATTATCTTGTTATTGCTGGTGGCGGTGGTGGTGCTCAAGGTCAAGGTGGCGGCGGAGGTGCTGGTGGATTTCTCACAGCTTCAGGATTTTCAATAACTAAAGGAACATCTTATCCAATATCAGTTGGCGGTGGTGGTCCTGCTGGTACACCAGCTTCTGATGCCGGTGCTAATGGTAGCAATTCAATATTCAGTTCATTAACTGCAATTGGCGGCGGTGGAGGTGGTAGTGGAACAACTGTACATGGAAGATCCGGTGGTTGCGGTGGCGGCGGATCTGATGTTTATAACAGTTCTGCCGGCAATGGTGGTTTAGGAACACCAGGTCAAGGAAATAATGGAGGTGCTGGTAGTTCAGTTGCGATGGGTGGCGGTGGCGGCGCAGGAGGATCTGGTGGTGCTGGCTCTTATGCAAATATTCCATCTGGTCCTTATACTAGCGGTTCTGGAGGTTCTGGTTCTCCATCACCATATTCAGGTTCACCAGTAACATATGCTGGCGGTGGTGGTGGCGGTGGATTATCTGGATTAGGACAAAATAATCTTGGTTCTGGAGGTTCTGGAATTGGTGGTGGTGGTTCTACAGGTACTGGAGGTGCTGGTAGTCCAAATACTGGAAGTGGCGGCGGTGGTGGCGGCACAACTTCTGGTGGCAACGGTGCTGGTGGAATTGTAATCATCCGTTATACTGGTAGTCAACTAGCTGGTGGTGGAAATTACTTATCATCTGGTGGTTATTCTATACATACATTTACTGGTGATGGAACTTTCCGTTCTAATACAATAAGTTACTCTATTAATTAAGATACAAAATGGGAATTGAATTTTTAAAAGCTTCTAAAAGTCTTGCTCTTGTTAGACCAGATGGATATACTTTTCCAACAGGATTGAATAGTGATGATGATCCACTTTCAGTAGATTTTCTTGTAGTAGCAGGTGGTGCTGGTGGATCAATAAGAGGTGGAGGTGGAGCTGGCGGATATCGCACTTCTGTGGGAACTTCTGGTGGTGGCGCACCTGCTGAATCTACATTAAATCTCACAAAAGGAACTAATTACGCAGTCACAGTAGGCGGCGCCGGCGCATCTACAAATGGAAGTTCTTCTATTTTTCATACTGTCACATCTTTGGGTGGCGGTTGGGGAGTTCCCTCAGGAAATTCTAATAGTGGCGGTTCAGGTGGTGGTGGTGGCGGATCAAATGGTCTTGGTGGCGCAGGAACACCAGGACAAGGTTATGCTGGTGGGCGAGGTTTTACTGACGGAGTAAGTTTTACATCAAATGGTGGCGGTGGCGGCGCAGGTAGCGTAGGATCAAATGGTGGTAATGCTGGTGCAGGTGGTAACGGTGGAAGTGGCGTAGCATCACCAATTAGTGGCACACCTGTTACTTATGCTGGAGGCGGTGCCGGTTGGGGTGACACTTACGGACCTGGGTCAAACGGCTCTGGCGGTGGCCCTACGGCTAATAGAGGTGGCGGAAATTCTGGTACAGGTGGCTCTGGTGTTGTAATCATTCGTTACGCTGGTGCTCAAACAGCTGGCGGTGGTAACTACTCAACATCTGGTGGATATTCCATACATACATTTACTGGTGATGGAACTTTTCGTGCTAACAGTCAATACTCTATAAATTAACGGGCAAAAAAAATAATATCACAATAAAGATAGCATAAATAAAGGTATCTTTTTATACTATTTTGGAGGTAAAAAAATGGCACATTTCGCAAAAATTAATAAAGCTACAAACGAAGTTCTTCATGTATCCGTTGTTGATAACTGGAACTGCGTTAATGGCACAGGTGATGAAGTAGAATCAATAGGCATCGCATACCTTGAAGGTGTTCATGGTGTGCATGATGATGTTTATTGGAAACAAACAAGCTACAATAATAACATTCGTAAAAATTATGCCGGTATCGGTATGACATACGATTCAGGTCGTGATGCTTTCATTGCAATTAAACCATATCCATCATGGGTATTGGTTGAATCAACTTGCCGATGGAAAGCTCCTGTTGATATGCCTTCTGATGCTGGCACAGGAAATCCACCTAAGATGTATAGTTGGAATGAAGCGACAGTTAATTGGGTTGAAGTTACGTTTTAATTATTAGGAGATATAATATGGATTTAAATAACGCAAGTGAAGTGATGAAGAATTTTTCAGCCGAAGGCGGAATGCCAGTCGGTGTTGATACTGCAATTAAAGCTTTAAGGCCTGGTTGCACTTTTGAAATTGCAATGGCTGGTGGTGTTATTACTTATCATAAGTGGCATCATCCTGATGGTTTATCAGCACCAACAAAAGCTGAGATTGATGAAGAACTTGTTTTTCAAGAAAAATTAGCTAAGCATTATCAGTATGCATATGACAGGTGCCGTCATTACCCCGATGGGTTTGAACAACTTGATATGTTGTGGCATGCTATCAATGAAGGTGTTGAATTGAAAAATTCACAATGGTTTAAGGCGATTAAGGAAATCAAAGAAAAGTTTCCTAAATCTGAAGGTGAACCACCAACAAAAGATTAATTAAAACGGAATAAATAGACCATTATGGCACTTAACAGAATAATAGCAGACTCAATTGCAGACGGCACAGTTATTGCCTCTGATATTGCAGATGGTACTATCACATTTGGTAAAATAGCTTCAGGCACAATTAAAGCCAATAACATTGGCACTTTACAGATTACTGGTAATTTAATTGCTGCTGGTGCAATCACTGGTAATTTACTTGCAACAAATATTATTAATGCAAACAATATAGTTGATGCAAGTATTACTTCTACTAAATTGGCACCAGGTGCTGCGATTTCTAATGGTCAACTTTCCGTTGTTTCTTCAGCAGTTGGTGTTATTGCTGATTCAGCCGCTGGTCGTTTGCCATATAAAATTCTAGGTCAAGTTCAAACAACAGCAAATATTTTGACCACAATTTATACAGTACCAGCTGCAACAAACACAATGATATCAACAATTACAATTTGCAATCAAAGTCCAAATACTGTATCAGTTAATGTGGCTGCAAATGTAAGTGGTTCAGCTGTAGCAACAAAGAATTTTATTGTTTCTGGTTATTCTCTTGGTGCTGCTGAAACATTAGTTTTAGAACCAAGAATATCACTTAATGTAGGTTCTATTCTTTCTGCTAATATTACTGGTGCTAATGCAAGTTCAAATATTTCTATTAATGCCTTCGGTGTGGAGATTATCTAATGCCAAATATTCATAAAATTCTTGGTCAGATTAATCCAAGTTCCAATACACAAACGAATGTTTATGTAGTGCCTGCCTCTACGGCAGCTCTTGTAAATTCAATTCATGTGAACAATTTATCAACAACAAATGCATCATATAGTATCATTGTTGTTCCTTCTTCTGAGAATTCCACAACACCGTTACCAAAACATTTCATACTGAGGGGTTCTATTGCTCCTAATGGTGATACAGTATTGTTAGATTTTCCTTTAACTTTGCCAGCTGGTACAGTTGTTGCAGCTAATACAAATGGCGCCAGTTTAGCAATTTCAACATTTGGTGTGGAAGTGTCATAATGCCAATCAAATTCCTTAATGTTCCCGGTTCAACTAATTTACGTTCATCAAGACCAACAGGATATAAATTTCCAACAGGCATGTCCACCACAGCAAACACTGCTGTGGATTATTTGGTGGTTGCTGGTGGTGGGGGTGGTGGTAGAGAAAACTATGCGTCAGGTCAAGGCGGTGGCGGCGGTGCTGGTGGTTTGCTCACAGGAACAATTTCAATAGCTTCTTCAACACCATATGCTATTACAGTAGGTGGTGGAGGTCCGGCAGGTACACCGGGTACTGCTGGTGCCAACGGCTCAAATTCAATATTTAGTTCATTTACTTCAATAGGCGGTGGCGGTGGAGGCGGTGGTAGTTCTAATCCTTCAAACGGTAAAAATGGTGGCTCTGGTGGTGGAGATGTAAACTCTAATAGTATTGCTGGTTCTGGCACACCAGGTCAAGGTAACAATGGTGGTGACGCAAATGCCGCTGGTCAAGGTGCTGGAGGCGGTGGCGGTGCGGGCGCAGTAGGCGGTACTGCTACGGGTGGTGTAAATACATCTGTGGGTGGTGCTGGCGGTGCTGGTGCTGCTTACCCGTTATCTGGAACACCAGTAACTTATGCTGGAGGCGGAGGAGGTTCTGCTGGCGCTGCTGGCGGAGGCGGACCAGGAGGTGCAGGTGGTACAGGAGGAGGAGGCGTTGGTTCTCATTACAACGGTGCTGTAAATGGCGGTACAGGAACGCCAAACACAGGTGGTGGCGGCGGTGGCGGTGACAACAATGGTCATACAGCTGGCGCTGGTGGCTCTGGTGTTGTAATCATTCGTTACGCTGGTGCTCAAACAGCTGGCGGTGGTAACTACTCAACATCTGGTGGATATTCCATACATACATTCAATGGTGATGGAACATTTGCTACAAATTCTGATTTTAGAATTGCAAACACAATTTACTCTGTAAATTAATATTTTGATACAATGCCTATAAGCTTTCTTAATGTTCCAGATTCAAGTGATTTAATCTCATCACGACCAATAGGATATAAATTTCCAACAGGACTGAATATTACAGCTCCAACTTCAGTAGACTATCTTGTTCTTGCTGGTGGAGGAGGCGGTGGAGTTTCTGTTTCACCAGCTGCTTGGGGTGGAGGTGCTGGAGGCGCTGGAGGTCTTATTACAGCTAGTGGAACACTTTCTTTAGCTGGTTCATATGCTATTACTGTTGGTGGTGGTGGTGCCACAGGTAATTATGGCCAAAATGCAGTTATATCAGGACCAGGATTAACTGTTACAGCTATCGGGGGTGGCTATGGTGCTAACGGTAATGGAGCTCAAGGCAGAGATGGCGGATCTGGTGGCGGTGCTGCTGATGGCCCCGGCGGAGCTGGAACTCCTGGCCAAGGAAATAATGGCGGATCTGGATCATTTCCTGGAGTAAGAATAGCAGGCGCAGGTGGTGGTGGCGCAGGTGGTGTTGGCGGAAATGCTTCTCCAAATCCTGCAAATATAGGTGGTAATGGTGGTAACGGATCTTCATCTCCTATATCAGGTTCTCCTGTAATTTACGCAGGAGGTGGAGGCGGAGGTGCTTTTACAACCGCTGGAACTGGTGGTCCTGGAACTCCAGGTATAAGTGGTGGATCTGGAAGTTTAACAAGCACAGGAACTGCTGGCGTAACAAATCGTGGCGGTGGCGGCGGTGGTGCCGGCGGAGGTACATATGTAGACCCAGGCCCAATAGGTTACGGTGGTGCTGGTGGATCAGGCATTGTAATTATTCGTTACGCTGGCTCAACTCAATATGCTACTGGTGGTACAATCACAACACCATCAGGTTATGTTGTTCACACATTTACTGGTGATGGAACATTTGCTGGAAATCCGGCCTATGTTTATGTTATTAATTAAAAAAATTATGTCAGCAATTAAAACGAACTAAATAAACATATGTCATACATTGGAAATACACCAACATCAGTACCATTTATCGCAGATTCATTCTCTGGTAATGCGTCAACAACTGCATTTACTCCTTTAACAAGAGCACCTGCAGGCACAGCAGCTATTGCAGTATTCATAGCTGGTGTATATCAAGCACCAGGTACTTACACATTAAGTGGAGTAACAATTACATTTGCTACTGCACCTGCAACTGGTACAAACAATATTATTGTTCTGCATCTTGGTACTGGTTCTGTAGCTCAAGTAACATCAGATGGTTCAGTTACATTAACTAAGTTGTCTGGTGACACATTTAGTTATATCAATTCAGCTTTTACTGCTGCTAATATAGCAACACCTGCTGCTTCTTATGCTAACTCTGCTTTCTTAACTGCTAATAATATTTTAGGCATTGATACTACACAGAATACGAATATAACATCAGCTAGTTCATATGCTAATTCAGCATTTCTTTCAGCAAATACTCCAAGTAATGTAGCAAATTCAGCTGCATCTTATGCTAACGGTGCTTTTGCAAAGGCAAACACAGCAGCAGTCGGTACATATGTTGCAAATTCAAACAATGTTATCTTGTCAGCAAATACACAGATTACTGCAAACATAACTATACTGCCAAACACTGGCGGACTTTCAATTGGTCCAATCACACTTGATGCAAACCGTACGGTTACAGTTTCAGCTAATTCACGGTGGTTGGTTCTGTGATGACAATAAATACAAAAACAGTATCACTCTGGTTGATACTCTAAGGAAAAAATATGGCATCAATTTTGTCAGCAGGAACAACGAATTCAACAGCACTTAATTTAACGGCTGATAATTCTGGTTCTTTAATATTAGCTTCTAATAATAATGTTACGGCTGTAACTATTGATGCTAATCAAAATGCAACTTTTGCTAGTAGCGTAAATGCACCGAATACATTTGGATTCAAAAATAGGATTATCAATGGGGCAATGGTGATTGACCAGCGTAATGCGGGGGCAAGTATTACAGCATCTACTTCTGCACTTTTTTCTGTTGATAGATGGCAAACATATTCAAGCCCATCTAGTAAATTTACTGTTCAACAAACTCCAAGCGCAACAGAAACAGGATATGCAACAAGAGTTGGTGCTGGATTTACAAACTATTTGGCTTGCACATCATCTTCTGCATATACAGTTACTGCTAGTGATTTATTTTTTGTGCAACAAACTATTGAAGGTTTTAATACGGCAGATTTGGCATTTGGTACTGCTAATGCAAAGTCAGTCACCATATCTTTTTTAGTTTATTCAAGCCTGACTGGTTCTTTTGGTGCATCTTTGCAAAATGGTGCTAATAATAGGTCATATCCATTTAGTTACACAATTTCATCTGCAAATACTTGGACACAAATAAACGTAACAATTGCTGGCGATACTGGTGGAACTTGGGTAGGTGCTTCTAATGCTGGCTCAATGATTATTGTGTTTAGTCTTGGCATGGGTTCTACAAAAAGTGGAACTGCTAATGCATGGGTAGCTGGTGATTATCGTTCTGTTACAGGCGCAACAAGCGTAGTCGGCACTAATGGCGCAACCTTCTACATCACAGGCGTTCAGCTAGAGACAGGCACCAAAGCAACGAGTTTTGATTACAGACCTTATGGTACTGAGTTGTCTTTGTGTCAGCGGTATTTTTACAGATACACAGCATTAGTTAATTCTGTTATTGGAAGAGGTTACAACACAACTGGTAATGTTGTAATGACAAGATTTAGTTTTCCAGTAACCATGAGGGCGAACCCTACAGCAACACTTGTTGGGACTTTTGCAACTGTAAATACGGCAACAGTTTCTATTGTTGAATATGACACAAGTGGCGTTAGTATTGGGTTAACTGTAAGTAGTAGCGGAGATGCTTATTTTTATGCTTCTGCATCTTCACAATACTTTACTGCTGAATCGGAGTTATAAATGTATAAACTATTAAACGGAATAAATAATCAGCCTGTTGCAGTTCAGCGCACAAGCGATGGTGCTTGCATACCATTTGACCCCGCTAACACAGATTACCAAGCCTATTTAAAGTGGGTGGCTGAAGGCAATACGCCACAACCCGCAGACGAATAAACATTAAGGATAAAAAATGGCAGTAACTTTAAATGCATCAAATTCAGGAACTGGCGGACTATCAGTTACATCTGATGCTACTGGTAACTTAGCATTTCAA